GTAACTTGCATGGTAATAGGCTGTTCTCTATTTATTACGGAAAAAACAATGGTAACGTCGACAGCATTATTGTCTTCGTATGGTGTACAGATTACATCTATTAGATTAGCTCTAGGCTCATAATTACTAATAACGTCGTTAATACTTTTTTGTAATAGTTCAATAGTAATCGGAGTAAGTGGTTCGAAGAGAAGCTTTCTTATATTTGAACCGATATCGGGTTTAAACGGCCGCTCATAAAAATCAGTCTGTAATAGATTCAGTATAGATCTACGAACTGCTGATTCGTTTATAATTCGACCTACGTCATTAGAAATAGGATTGATATTAAGGTTAATATCAAAGTCGGAATATATGACGTTAGACTGAATAGTACTGGACATTTTTTTCTCGGTTTATTTTCTATTTATTACAATTGTCTAGCTTGTATTAAGGCCTGATCTAGGGCGGCCTGTCTTGCAGCCTGAGAAGCTGCGTCAAGTTGTAGTGTAGGGTCATTACGTGCTTGTATTAAGGCCTGATCTAGGGCGGCCTGTCTTGCAGCCTGAGAAGCTGCGTCAAGTTGTAGTGTAGGGTCATTACGTGGTAGTGTGATAGGAGCAGAACTTACATCTGTAGGTGGATTGAGAGGCAAACTACCTGGAATCTGGCCATCCGTGTTAAGGGGAATAGGCGCGGTAGGTACTGAGTTAAACGTAGAGCTTATGGTTTGGTTGATATTTTTTGTAACGTCCGATATTATATTAGAGTTAGCAATACCTTTAAGACTGGTATTAATTTCATTGGATAAATCTGCAAAGGCCGAATCAATATCTTTCATAACAGAGTTTAGCTGAGAATTTACAGAGTCAGTCAACTTGCTAATAAGCTGATTTGTATCACCTAAGAATGCTTGAAACTGAGAGGCAGCTCCTGTTGGAAGAATAGAATTAGCAGAAGGAAGTAGCCCCTGCACGGTATTAGCAAGCTCTTGTTGTGCTTTTTCAACCAGGGAATTAATGTTGGAGGTAACAGCAGTAATACCTTCGGTTATTCCTGAGTCAATTGCTTGGAGGAACTTAGATATACCACCCTCTACTTGATTAATATTTTTAGCAACTACGTTTGCAGCTTGGGTTATACTGCCACCAAATGATTCTTGTATTTTTAGTAGTTCTTTAACATCATCGTCAGAAGGAGAGTACCCTAGAACTTGAGTCATGTTTGATCTTAAAGTCTCATTTCTACCAGCCATAGCTGAACTGAGACTTCTCTGAATAGAATCTGGATCACCATTTACTGGAAATGAGGAAGGGTCAGTAGCACTATTTACTAATCTTTGAGTATTAAGTAAAGATTGTAGTTGGTTGGTTTGGTTTTCGTTGAGAGAGCCTAATCTGTTTAGCATCTCTCCCATTCTACGCTCACGGTCTTGAGCACCTGCTAATTCTACGAACATATTATGCTGTCTGTATTGCTGAAACGCGTTGATGATTCATCATTGTAAAGTACTGTCTTCTATTACCTTGTGGTTTATACGAAATATGAATCCAAGGTCTTCCTGATCCTGTTGTTTGATATTCAAGTAGTAGTTGATCAAAACTTATCACTTCAATTAACTCTTGCGCTCTGGTAGCATAATCGTTATTACTTAATGAAGGAAATTGAATATCCACAGCTTGACCTAATCCATGTTGGCTTACACCTGATCCACCTCTAGCTTGTGCTTCTGGTCTAAATCCAGATGTAATTATGAACGAGCCTCTTCCGTATTTTTCTACGATGCGATCCAAAACATTTAAGCTTAGATGCTGTAGGTTGGTTACTATCTGACCTGCTGTTAGACCAGCTTGTGATCTTACCATATGACCGAATACAGCATTTGTTGAAACATCTCTAAGTTTAATATATTTTGTTAGCTGTTCTTGGCCGTTAAAGTTAGTAGCAGTTGAATAGTCGGTATTAACTCCATCTACTGGTATGATAGCTGGTACACTAATAATACTAGAAGGAGCGGTTAGCTGCTGAGAACTATTAGTATATGGTGCTGCAGAATTATACCCAGGGTAGAGAGGTACACTGGATCTGCTACCACCGTCATTCTCAATACCTGCACGTACAACTCTATTAGATACTTGAGGTAGAGCAGGTCTAGGAGTTCTATCTGGATTGGATCTAGGTGCGGGTAATACAAATCCAGTTAGAGTAGGATCAGTAGTATCTGCAGTAGCAGCTGCTGCAGGGTCTTCGGTAGGGGATGGATTAGTAGTAGAAGGAGTAGGATTCTGTCTTACTAGACTACTAATATCTAAATGAAAAATAGAACCTTTAAGTCTTATATTATCACCTCTAAGTGATGCGGCTCCACCTGCTCTATGCTTTATGGCACCAGATGCATCTATATTACTATCCACTGTACTAACGAAATTACTACCTGTTGTTTTTAAGTGATGATTGTCTGCTGTAACATATACATTACCAGAAACGTTTTGCTTTATATTTTCAGATTGTACTTCTATGTTACTGGACTTAACTTTCATATCACCAACATTTGTATGGTTATATTTTACGGTTTCAAGTACAAAATCATCAGCTCTCACTTTAAAAGTTTCTTTAACGTTTAAATTAAAATTGCCAGACGTAGTCATGTTAATGTCATTTTTTACAACAGCATCGAGCTTACCTTCCACTTGAAGATTACAATCGCTCATAACCATAATATTACATTTACCAGATACGGTGATATTAGCTTCACCACCAATAAAAATATAACCGTTGCGTTCTACAATATAGAAATTATCACCTACTATTTTACGAACTTCAGTACCATTAGTGTCTGTTTCAGTATATGTACCTGCAGGGTGAAAACGATGATATCTAACATTATTGGGTGTATCATCAAATTCTTGAACTAATCCATTAGGAGTTTGATATACGTTATTATGCGGATAGTTTGCAGCGTAAGGCGATAACGGCTCATCCCATGTATCTATAGATAGTGCTGTTTGAATACCTGTTCTTCTGGTAGCATCTTTAACATCTACTACAGTACCTACAGTTTCACCACGAGCTAGCCTATTTGTATCTTGTTCGTAATTATATACACTATCGGCGGTATTATTATCAGTAATACCAGATGACAGATTACTGCCTGGCAATTCTTGAGCGATTTGATCTCTAGTATTAATAGCCATTATGTTACCTTTGGTTGATTATCTGTAATACTATTATACCCGATTCTAAAATACTGATTACCGGAAGCACCATAAGCATCTGTACCTGTACCAGTAGTTTTATATCTGGCAGCACCCCCAGGTCCTAGAAGATGTGCTACTGCAAGATAGCCCGAAACAACTCTAGAAGATGACGCTGGCGTAAGTACATTTAATCTTATTAGCTGTCTGTAGTTCTTAATAGTGTAATCATCGCAAGCACGTTCTTGTTCTGGGCCATTACTAAACCATGCTTGTTTAGATGATATACCGTTTTTACCAGTCCAGGTTGAATTATTGTTTAATACTTCTTTCATTCTACCCGGGCCGGCTGATTTGACGTTTATATAACCGCCTTCGTATAATGCAGGTATACCAAACTGATACTTGCCGATATAACCTAAAGTATTTTCGGCAGAGTAATTACTATTGGATTCTCTTTGACCTATTACTGTTTTATATTCTTGAAACTGTTCAGGAGTAAGAAGCCCAAGCTGCCCTGGTGTAACATCAGTTGCTGCTACTTCAGCAGGATTAGGATTTTCTAATCTGTCTCTTAGCGCTGCTGGTGGTAGAGTGCCTTGAGGTCCAGTATTATTTACTCCACCCAATACACCAAATATTATTGGGTATTGAGCTACTGAGCCGTCTGCAAAGAAACCTACAACTTCAGTACCTATTTGAATTCCTACTGGAGCTACACCTCCACCTTTAGTGCCTGCGCTATTGGTGGGTTGTAGGACGGTAGCCCATGGTAGGTGTTCTGTTAGCAATTCACCGCGATCAGAAGTATGAAAACCATGACATCTAACCTTAACCCTACCTAATCTAGCGGGATCGTTGTTATCTTCTACTTTTCCTACGAACCAGGTAAATCCCTGAGTCCCCATAAAACTGACGGTCATTACTGTAGCGCTTTAATGTTGATACTATCTGTTGTAACTTGCTTGTTATAGAAAGTAGCTCTACGTAGAGAACTCTCTTTAACACAAACGTAATTAGTATAAAATTCAAACTTAGATCTACCAGACAAGCTTATATCATGAGATATATCAGTTATTATATACTTGCCTGAGAGGTCTTTATCACTAGATTTATTATCATTTGTTGTTGGTAGAGTATCAGGAAATTCTAGTTCGACAGCCTTACCGACATCTAGATCTAGAGCTCCATAACTTTTAAACATGACGGTATTTTCTCTCATCAAAGCAGCAAATGGACTTGAATACAGAAAAGCCTTATTAGCATTATCTATACGCTCAGGATTATTATAAGCATGAGGAGGTGCATATGGTATAAGGTATGTAAGACTGCCTAATTCTTTTATTTTGTCTATAAAAGTATCTGAGTTTCTAACATCTACATTGTTTAGTCTATTAGTAGCTTCTTTAAGTTTTTCTGGTAAAATGATTACTTCTTCTTCAGCTTTTTTCTCAAATATATTATATGATATTACTCTAGTAGAATAGTATCCATGCGACATTTTTAGACTGGTGTGAAATCTCAAAGGATTTGAATATGCTAGAATAGAATTATACCCTTCTCTATCGTTCGACACTGTCATCTTATATGTTAGTTTACGAGGAGGTGTTTCTATACCTCGCTGAATCATATTCTCAAACGACTCAAAATTATAACCTTCGAAGTTTTCATAAAACGTAAAAGTGGAAGTTACATATTCTCTATTATTATACGCTTGTGCGGTAACCATAACGATTTTTTCAAAAGGTTTAGACTCCACAAATGCATACTGAGTAGTGCCTACGGTATCTTCAAAATGCACTAGTGGTATCTCAGTTTTAAGTTCACTCTCAAGAATAGTCTTTACTATGTTAGTAGATGTATTGGAGTACCCTCTACTCTTCATTGCACCTGCGTTAATAAATGCATCTACACTAATCAGTTCAAGTTTAAAGAGCGAACCACCAGCATCCTCACTTGGCACTTCAGTATCAATCTTATTAACTACGAACTTATAAGTTAATTCTTTACTAGGTAATGTCTCGCTTAATGCAGGCTGTTTAATATAGACTGTAACGAACTCTTCTCCAACAAAAGAAAAGTCTTCATTATCTAAAATATTATTAGTATCACCTATAAGCATGTATGCAAAAACGGAAGGAAAAGTCATACTACTATTAAGGTTAAGAGATACTAGAAGTGCTTTTATATCTAGTTTCTTGGAACCGTCAAACTTCTCAACTTCTATTTTATTAATAATGACTGCTGAAGGGTCATTAAGAACATCATTATTATTCATTCAGCTTCTTTTCCAGAGTTTTAGCCATCTCTTCAACAGAGTTTGGAGATACTACTTTAATAACTTTTTTGAGCTCGTTTAGCTCTAGTTCATAATCGTACGCGGTAATAGCTGTATAGTTAGCTTGATCTTCAGCATCAAGTAAATCATACGTAGTATTATTAATTATTATGCTATTAGTTACATCTTTATAATGTACAATTGTATTTTGAGCTGATCTCAAACTACCATACTTTTTAGCAATATATTTCTCGAACTGTTCAGTTGATAGGTACCAGTCAAAGTATGGATCTACTTGTTTGTTAACGAGTCTGATAGACCAATCGTAGGCGCTATTATTATACAGATCGTTAGATACCGTATCAGGCCTTTCAAATTCATCGATAGTTAATGGAAGGTACAATATATTATTATTAAGCGTACTTTCGCGTACACCTACTCTAACTAACAGATTTTTTGCTTCAGTATTCTTATACTGAATAGCTGGAAAATTATCGAAATATTCTAGTGCCATTTTTACCTGCTTAATTATTTACTTCGGCAAATCCAACATTACCGGTTGCGGGTGGTACAATAACTGGATTAGTTGGATTGCTAGGCGGTAAGTTAGTAGTAGTAAAATCATCTCTTGTAAGTGCGCGTATTTCGGATAAATTAATCGTTAATCCATACAAAACAGGCGCACCAGTTTTTGCAAAGAAAACAGGTCCTTGAGGTGATCTGTTTAAATCAATACCTGTTATTACGCAGGGCGTGGTTGGCATATCATAATCAGGCTCTGCACCTAAAATTTTATACTCGATTTGATCGGGAAATCTTAAAAAGAGTTCGTTTGTACTTCTATATGGAAGCATTGCGTTTCTTAAAGTACGAACAATCTCTTCAACTGCTTTACTTTCTTCTTGGGTTTTAGGGGCTAGTGTCCATTGATATGTCATTGTTCTAATATTTACGCTGCTAAAAATAGCAGTAGTATGAGGGTTGAATACAAGACCTGTACCTGCTTGAATAGCTGCTGTGGTACCGCTTAGCCCAACAGCAGCTGCAGCTGTTGATGTAGCTGCAATGGCACCCTGATAAGCTATGGCTTGTCCCACATTAAGAATGCTACTTCTTACAGGAGTACCTGATTCTCTACCTACCCCTAATACATCACGCCCAAAATTTCCAATAGTAGTTAGGAGGTTTTCATTTGTATTAATTGCAGAGTCTATAGCATTAGATAGGGCATTTCCTAGAATACCAAGGTCAGCATTATTATAAGTTACATTATAACTTTCTGTTACGTTTCTAGGTACAGGTAAAGCGATAGCAGTTTTAATATTGGTTCCGTTTGGGATAGATAATCTACCAGCCCCTGCACGAGTGTAGGATCTTATATTAATTAACATTTTATGAGGAACAGATTCTAGATCTTTAGGAAATTTAAGTATGTTGAGAGCCCCGGTCGTATTAGACCTGGCTTGTAGCATTAAACTTCTTGCATCTGTATAACGTATAGCCATGGCTTCTTCTTATAAGGGTTTGTTTAAACCTAAAAATCCCCAAAAGTATCTCGGAGATAGTAGTAATATTATTTATCGGTCACTCTGGGAGTTTAAGTTTATGAGATATTTAGATGATCATCCAGACGTGATTTCATGGGCTAGTGAAGAGCTTAGCATACCTTATATCAGCCCGGTTGACAGAAAATTACATAGATACTTTCCAGATTTTATCGTAAAGAAAAAGAGTAAAGATAATACTCTGGATGTTTTAATGGTTGAGATTAAACCTAGTAAACAAACAAAAGAACCAATACTTAAAGGTAAGAAGAGTAAGCAGTTTGTATCTGAAGCTATAACATATTCGATAAACGAAGCAAAATGGAAAGCGGCTTATCAGTTCTGTCTCGATAGAAAGTGGAAGTTTCTTATTCTAACAGAAAAAGAATTAGGTATCAAGTTCTAATATAAATATAATACCCTATAGGTTCATTTAATGTCACAAGCTATTTCAGATATATTATCGGCTCAAAATTTAACGCGCGCGGGCGCGGTTGCTGGTATCATAGGTACTGCACAAGGTACTTTTAACAGTGGTTTAAATTCACGTAACCGAGTTGCGGTAGGTGGCGCATTACTTACTCAACTTGGTGGTGTTCTTAATAGTTTTAATAGTGGAAGAAATCCACGATCACCAGAAGGGTTTGATCTTAAGACGTTTATATCTACTACAGCTAAACTATCAGGGTTTATAAATCCTTCTCATTTTATGGTGTATGTTACTCCACCAAAATGGTTACGTAGCGCTACAAGCGAAACTAAAGAGTTTAATAATTTCGGTAAAATTCTTCCATTTCTATGCTCTGGATCAGCAGTACCTGGTATGCGAATTACAACTGCACCTGTTCCTCATTACGGATATGGTGTGGCACAGCCTAGACCATTACGCCCTACCTTTGACAATATACAAATGCAGTATTATATGGATAATCAAAGTGTAGCATTAGACTTCTTTACAAAATGGATTCAAAAAATTATTAATTTTGACGTAGATGCAACTGGCGCTAGATCTACTAGCGGAGCGTTTTACGGTGAAGTATCTTATATGGACGAGTATCAAACAACTATAGATATTTACGTTTTTGATTCAGCATCTGCACGCGTACTGCATGTTAAATTACATGAAGCCTTCCCTGTTAGTATTGGAGATGTAAGGTTAGATTGGGGTTCAAGTGATCAGCTAGCATTACTAGATGTTGCTATAGCATATAAGAGTTGGACATCAAATTACTTAACACCTGCTACTATTGATAGAAATTCGCTACGTAATTTATCATTAGGCAGTGCACTTATACGAATTGGAACTGCAGCTACAACGTTGAGTAGTTTACTAAGACGTCCTACAGGTGTAGCGGATATCTTTAATACAGTTCGTAACGCCTCCTCTGTGGTGAGGTACATTTCAGGTTAATATTTTTAAGGTGAAATATTATGTTACCCAAAATTCAACAACCCATTTTTTCTTTATTTTTACCTTTATCTAAGAAGACCATCAAATATAGGCCGATGGTAGTTAGAGAGGAAAAAATGCTCTTACTTGCTAAGGAAAGTAAAGAGTATGAGGATATTATTAATAACGTTGCAGCAGTTGTTAACAACTGTCTCGTAGATACTGATATTAATATCTGGAGTATTCCATTAGTAGAGTTTGAGTATATCTTTATCAATATTAGAGCAAGATCAATAGGCAGTACAATTAATTTGAAGTACTATGATACCTATGATAGAAAAATAACTCATGATGTTGAAATTGACGTTTCTAAAATAAAAATAGAAATACCTGAGAGTTTTAACCCGAAAGTAATGCTTAGTGATAATCTAGGTATAACATTTAAAATGCCTACACTTAGTATGACTAAAGATCTACCTAGTACAGCGCAAGAAAATATTAATGTAGTTGACGTTAGTTTTGATGTAATTAGAAGCAGTATTGATTATATTTTTGATTCTGAAGAAATATACAATGTTTCGGATTATTCTGAAAATGAATTGTCTGACTTCATGGAAAGTCTTAGTGTTGAATCCTTTGCGAAGGTAGAAACATTCTTTAAAAATTTACCTACTCTTAAGCATAGAGTTTCGTTTAAAAACTCAAAGGGAGAGGATGTCAATATTGAATTGACACGGTTAGAGGATTTTTTTTAGTACTGCTGAGTCATACTGAATTACAGTATTACTATGCTAATATCTTTGCCTTGGCTCAGCATCATAAATATTCGATATCCGAAATAGAAGATATGATAGTTTATGAACGTGATATCTACATTGGTTTATTAATTAATTATCTAGAAAGTAAAAAGAATAATAGCTAATGTCAGATACTACTAGAAAACCACTACCAAGTTTAAGTAATAGACCTAGATTTAAAGCTGGTACTACAATAAGAAGTAGTACTGGTGAAGAAGTAAGGGTTGGTGGTAGTTTTATTTCTGATGAAATATTAGAGGTTATTAGAAATCACTCTGGTACAGGCCGCCCAAGATATAGAGCCGGTACGGTAATAAGAAGCACTAGTGGGCAAGAAGTAAAACCTGGTGGTAGTTTTATATCAGATGATGTTATACAAGCTGTCAAAGAGTGGGAAGCTAGTCAGCAAGAAGAATCAGATATAGAGTCTGAAGTAACACCTCAACAGACTAATGAGTATCAACGGCCTTCTCGTCTGCAAAGAATGGGTTCTGCTATTACTAGAAGTGCACGTGCAATCGGCGCTCTAGGCCCATTAGGTGTTATACGTAGTATTAATAGAGCTGCAAATGGAGACGAAGGCCGTGGAGCATCATTAATCGATTTTGATGCAATGGATAGGCGCACTGTAAGAGAAGTTAGTGCTAGCAGTAATCCAAATACTGCAAGAGAAGTAAATACTAGTAATAATCCAAATACTATAAGAGAAGTTAATACTAATCCACAGCAAGCCTCAGGCGGTATTTCTGGTGGTAGTGTAGAGAGATTACTTTTCAGTATTAATACTAATATGTCTTCAGTAAGAAGTTCTCTCGCCAAGATAGAGACCAACGTTAGTAAAATAGTAGATACTATAGCTCCTACAGAAGGTACTAAAACTGCATCCAAAAGCGGTAAAAGCGAAGAGGGTGGTAGTAGCGGTGGTGGTCTAATGGGTCTCATAGGCTCGCTATTTGGTGGACTAGGCAATCTTTTCGGTGGAGGAGCTGGAGGTGCTGGTATAGGTGCTATAATACGCAGGCTTGTTGCTACAGTAGCACGTGCAATATTTACTAAAATACCTATTATAGGCCCAATATTATTGGTCGCTCTTAATATTGAAGGTGCAATGGAAGAGTATCAAAATAATGGACTGGCTGCTGCTGTTACGGATTTAATAGCAGGTATAGGTAGTGATTTAACGTTTGGTATAATTGATAAAGATACTATTAAGAATATTATTAACACCTCTTTAGAAACTTTAAAGAGATGGTGGGATACAGGCACTGAAGCCTTACAAAATATTCTAGGTGGTATTGTTAGTACTATTACTGGATTTTTTAGATGGGCTACAGATACTCTTAGGGACTTTCTAGATCGATTCAGAAGAAGGCGTCGAGAATTAGAAGAGGCTGCGCGCGAAGGTGATGAAGAAAGACTGAACAACCTAGCTAATATGAATCCTAGGCAGCTAGCAGGGGCGGGCCCTGGCCAGACGGCAGCTAGACGAATGGTAGAAAGCAGAAATGTAAGTAGTGAAGAGTTAGGTAATATACAACAAGCACTTGAAACTCCTGAAGAAGGAGAAACACCAGAGCAAAGACAAGAGCGTGAAAGGTTAGACTCTCAGCTAAGAAGGTTAGAGAGTACCGAGCGTGCGTCAGATGGTGGCTTAACTATACCACCTGAATTAAATCAATATCTTGAAGATAGACGTAATAGAGCTAACAGGGCATCTACTAACGCTACACAATCCGTACCAGAAAGAGTGCCTAGTGAGCCCCCTGCAGCTGCACCTGCTTCAAATACTCAAAATCCTATTATTCAAAATAGAATAGATGAGTTAATGCAAATGGGTATGTCTGAGCAGCAAGCTAGGGAAACTGCTACTTCAGAATACAATAATATAAACAGACCTGTAAGTAATAATGTTGCACCTGCAGAGGCTTTACCTGTGCCTGATAACAGAGCACAAACTATAACTCAGGGCGCTAATCAACCAAACGTAGTTGCCGTACCTTCTGCTGCCCCAGCAGCTGCTCCAGCTCCACAAAGTAACAGAGCTGGAGGTAATAGCGATAATGGACAAGTAGCTAGAGCACGTGCTAGAAATAATGCTACTGTAAGTCCAATACCGAGTACGCCTGCGCAGGCAGCTACGCAGGCGTTGGGTATACGTTAATTAGTCGTCAGAAGCTAGCTTCTTGAAAAAGCTCATATCTTCGTCTTCATCAGAACTCGCCTGCTGAGCAGGTGCTTCATCCCAAGGAGGGGATACATCAGCAGCACGTTGTGTACGTGGCTGAGATGCCT